ATAAAGTTAGTCAGTTGGGTTTATCAAAAGATGATGATTATCTTTATAAAATTAGAGTGGAAACTGGAACAAAAAATCTAGAATTGATACCTGATCAAAAAGGAGAAAATAGTCCACGTTGGGTTGAGAGGGTTAAAATAATTTGTGATCAATGTAAATGCGACATAGAACTTACCCCTTATAATACACAAAACCAAGAACATTATTTTTGTTCAAGGGAATGTATGGGAAAATGGAGAAGTGAAAATTTAAGTGGTGAAAATAGTCCTGTATATGGCAGGGCAGATGAAATTTGGACTCCTGCGATGCGTTTAAAAGCGGCAGAAAATGCAGTAATAAGATTAAAAGAACTTAATTTTTCTAAGAAACCAACAAAACCTCAATTGATAATAAATAATTTATTAGATGATATGTGTGTAAATTATGAAAATGAATATGATTGTAAATATTATTTAGTAGACAATTATTTAACAGATTATAATTTGATGATTGAAGTCATGGGAAATTTCTTTCATTGTAGTCCGGTAATGAATTTGGAAAATAGTAGAAAAACAAAGATAATAGGTAAAGATAAGGCTAAACATACATATATAAAGAAATATAAAAGTATAGAAGTTTTATATCTTTGGGAAAAAGATATTCATGAGAATATAAATGTGTGTAGGTCTTTGGTTGAGAAGTATATTAAAAACAATGGGATTTTAGAAAATTATCATTCTTATAATTACTATTTAAATGATGGAAAACTTGAATTAATAGATAATTTATATGTAATAGGATATTAGAATAGTTTCCTAAATATAAAAAGGAGAATGTTTATGGCAGGTAGACCAAAAGGAAAAACACAAGGCAGACCACCAGTTGTAAAAAAGGAATGTGATAACTGCCATAAAGAATTAGCAGTAGCACAATTTTATAACACAAATTCTGTCTTGTCTGTAGATGGTAAATTAAATATATGTAAAGTTTGTGTTAAGTCAATGCTTGATTATAATAAAATAGAAACGGTATATAAAATACTTCAATTATTAGATATTCCATTTATTTATTCATATTGGAGAAATGCAAAAGAAAATAATCCAGAAGATCCATGGAGCAGATATATTACAATGGCAAACTCTAAAATAAATGAATTTAAGAAATCAACATGGAAAGATAGTAAGTTTGAACCAGATAGTATTAATCCAGTTAAACTTAATATGAATCAAGCTATAATGACTAGCAATCATTTTGATGTAACAAATGAAATGATATTAAAATGGGGAAATAAATATGAACAAAATGATTATTATGAATTAGAACAATTTTACAACGACATGCAAAGAACAAATAGTATTGAAACTACTCAAGATATGATTTATCTCAAAAAGTTAGCAATCATATCTTTGAAAATGGACAAGGAACTAGAAGAAGGCAATTATGATGAGGCAAAAAAATTAGGAGACTTATTCTCTAAGTATATGGCTGATTCGAAGTTCAGGGCAATGGATAAAACAGATGCAGATAAAACTGGTGGCATTCGCAATTTTTGTACAATTTATTCAGAAGTTGAAAAAGATGGATTTATTCCTCCTTGGGAATATTATAGAAAAATAAGAGGAATAAGCCAAGATGTGGTAGATAAAACAATAATGCACATAGAAAATTTTACTTTAAAACTAAATAAGGCAGAAAAAATGATGTCACCTCCATTAGATACTCCAAAGTTGGATTTAGATGAAATTGATACAGATAATATAATAGTGATTAACGATATAGAAGTTGATGTTGATGATATTATTGGAGATGGTGATAATGGCATCACATAATAATTTTAGTAAAAAAAATAGAGCGACAAAAGACAGTAATGCATTTTTAGATCCTCAAAGTATAGAAACTAACAATATAAATAATCTACAAATAAAAAGTTTTGAAAATGTAAAGGAAAAATGGAGAGAATTATGCAGTTATTTCCGTTGGTATCCAGATAAGTTTCTTGACTATATTTCTCCTCCAGATTCTAAAATACAGCTTTATTACTATCAAAGGGTATATTTAAGAATAATGATGAGATATAGAAAAGTCTTTTTAACTGCAACTCGTGGAACGTCAAAAAGTTATCTTCAGAATTTAGCTTTTATCTTAAAATGTATTTTTTACGAAAAAACCAAGCTGTTTACGTGTGCGGTAGGGAAAGAGCAAGCTGCTAAAATTACAGCAGATAATATCAATGATATATTTGAACATTACCCTCTATTAAAAAAAGAAGTTAAGACATTTGTGGAAAATAAAGATTATACAAAACTAATATTTCATAATGGTTCTAAGTATGATGTTGTCCAAATGAGAGATAGCACCCGTGGAGGACGCAGATATGGTGGGGCAATTGAAGAAATTTCTGATAAAAAGTTTGATGGAAATATACTCAATGCAGTAGTAATTCCTTTAATGGCTAATGATAGAATCGCCGCATGTAGTGGTGTTGATCCAGATGAAATACATAAATGTGAATTGTATATCACTACAGCAGGAACTCAACAACAGTTTTCTTATGAAAAAATGTCAGAAGTTTATCAAGATATGCTAAATGGAAAATCTGCATTCTGTATAGGCAACTCATATGAATTACCATGTATGTACGGTCAATTGGACATTGATTTTATTGAAGAATTACGTGAATCTCCAACTTATTCCATATTAGACTTTATGCGAGAGTATCAAAGTATATGGACTGGATCAAGTTCTGATTCGCTTGTTTCTGATGAAAAGTTACAGAAATGTAGAACTGTCCCAATTGCAGAATGGGAACATTGTGGAGACGCTAATGTAATTTATTGCTTGGCGTATGATGTTAGTAGAAATGAAGGAGACGAAAATGCTCTCTCTTGTTTATCTGTAATAAAATTAACTCCAAAAAACAGTGGTAATTATGCTAAAGAAGTTGTTAATTTATTTTCTATGGAAGGTCAACATGATACTTGGCAAGCAAAATTCTTAAAACAAAAAGTTAAAGAATTTAAGGCAAGGATTTTAATTGTGGACGCTAATGGAATTGGCTCTGGGGTTTGCGACCAATTGGTGTTAGATTTAGACGATGGAAATCCTCCATATAAAGTAGTAAATGATGAAAAAGGAACATGGAAAAAATATGAATTAGAAAATGGAATACCAATGGTTTTTGCATTGAAGTCACAAAATAAAGACACTAGAAATAGTGATATGATAAATAATTTTATGCAGATTTTTAATAAATTAGATATTGGACTATTAAAAACACCTCATGAGGGTATAAAAGATTTAGAGAAAAAACTAAAGCATAAAATTAAAGATAGTGATGAATTAGCTAATTTACAAATTCCATATATATTAACTGATAATTTATGTGAAGAAATTATGAATCTTAAATATAAGCAAAATGGAAATGAAACTAAAATTGAACGAATATCAAGAAGGATACAAAAAGATAAATTCTCGGCATTACTTTACGGTCTCTGGTGGGTTTATTTAGAAGAAAAAAAGAACAAGATTAAAAAACGTCCAACAAACATCTCCCCTTCATCATATTTTGCAATAGCAAATAAATCAAGCAGAGCAAGACATTAACCAAAAATAAATATAAAATATAACAAATCATAAACGATAAAACAAAACAGAAAGGAGGTCAATCCTTGCCAGACCAAAACAAAGATCAAAACAATCCTTCCAACAAACCACTCTCCCCTAATCTATTCGCATTAAAAGAATCATGGGAACCATCAAAATCTAAAAACTTTTCACTCTCTCGTATTGCTTCATTCTTTTCCAACAAAAGAAATACAAAAAACTCAAAAAACATAACAATAGATAAAATAAAATTATGGTTAGCAAATCCCATTAAATATCAAACAGAAATTCTTGATTTATCAGATTTATTATACGCTCCTGAAGGAATTTACAAAACTTTAGTAAATCTAACTTCAAATATGGCAACATTAGATAATTATCTTCAACCAACAAAATCAACAATGAGAAAATTAAATTTAGAGTTAAAAGCAAAAACTAAATTTGATGAATTAGGGAATCCAATTGATCAAGATGCATTTGATAAAATATTAAACAATTTTGAAAATGAATTTGATACAGTTAGAGATTATATTGAAAATATTGATATAAAGAAAACTGGAAGAAGAATTATTGAAAGTATAGTTCGATATGGTGCATATTGTGGATTTGAGAAAAACGATGGAAATTTTCCTTATCTATGGGATCTGCCAATAAAGTATGTAAGATTGTATTCAATACTTGGGGGACAATATAAGGTCGAGTTTAACTTCAAATATTTTGATGATTTATCAAGAGATAATGAATTATCCGAATTTGCATGGGGAGTATATC